TACCACAACCGCCAGACGAGTCGATGTACACCGGCAGCAGCTCGGCGTTGACCTTGATGACGCTGCCACCCCAGACATCGATGGGCTGGGTGATGACCGCCGGCGGCGTGGCCGCATCGAATAGTGTCGGCTTCATCTCGATGACGGTCCCGTCAGGCTTCTTCCAGGACGAGTTCATCTTCACCTTGAAGATGGTGCTGCCGTTGGGTTCGCCCGCATCGTCGTAATCGGGCTTGTACGGCAGGTGCAGCGTGAGGGCGGCCAGCTTCTGCTTGGCGGCGACCAGCGGGGCACCCTTGAGGCCTGTGATGGCAGCCGTCAGCTCGGCCCGCTTCTCCGCGAAGTACGCGGCAGCGGCAGCGTCGATCTGCGCCTTGATGGCCGCGCATGCTTCGTCAGTGATGCGGATGCCGGTTGAGTAGGACGACTTGCCCTTGTACTCGTCCGGGGTCGTCAGCTTCGGGTACACCGCGACGCCGCGCGGGGTGGTGATGCGGGCCAGCTTTTGTTTCGTGGCGACTGCCATGGTCATGCTCCTTCAGTGCGTTGTTGTGCGTCGAATTTGACGCGTGCGGCATCGAGGTCGATGCCTGCGTTGGTCATCTGGAAGTACAGCTCGCCGGGGATGTCGATACCCTCCGACCAGTGGTAGTGGGCTTTCCGAAGGAGCCACTCAGGGAGCGTGATGCCGCTCATAGCAGCTCCCCCTGCACGTAGTCACCGAGGGCTGACACGCGGCGCATCAGGTCACCGTCGCCGGACCATCGGTCGGCCTTGTTGATCAGCTCGGCGATGCTGATGTCGGTGCGGGCACCAATGGCCAGCATCAGCAGCGCCACCCCGGCCACGAACTCCGCCGCGGGAGTTTCCCCGCGGGTGTTGATCAGGGTGAACGCCGCTGTCACCGCCTGCTCGGCGGGCATGGAGTTGAGGGTGTCGCGTAGGTGGGACATAGGGGTTCCTTTGGGTTGCGTTTTGTCGTTATGCTGAAGTCTGGGTTTAGACGTGAATCAGTTGCCGATATGGATACATTAGGCGAAGAAATACTCGGACTGCAGGACGGCCTGCACATCCAGGCTGCCGTACGCGGGCAGAGGTGGCAGCTTGCCCCGCAGCTTCGCGTCTGATATCTGCATCAGCACCTCGTCCCGGAACTCTGCCAGCAGGTCGGGCGTGTATTGGCGCACGAACGCGTCCCGCAGTTCCCACGCCAGCAGGCCGATGTTCCCCGCGTGCGTCCCGTAGCTGTCATGCACCATTGCAAAGCTCTTGATGCCCTCCTCGGCGCAGCGGTTGACCGTGCGGACGAGATGGGCCGCATCCAGCGAATGGATGAAGTTCGGCGCGATGCCCGCGCGCTGCTTCGCCTTGTCGAGCGTCATTCCCTCAACCTGCAGGGTCAGCGTGTACCGACGACCGGCCACGACAGCGTCCACCGTAGTCCCCTCCATGCTCATGTATCGCTGTAGCACGGGGAGGCCGGACGGGGTCACCCACGTGATCGGCTTGCCGTCCTTCGCGACGATTGCCGAAACCTCCTGGAGCCACGTCATCGCCTCGGCGGCTTTGACGACCACGCGACTGATAGCCGTGTGCATCGCCTTGGCCCCCCGCAAGCACGCCAGGAAGCGCACCTGGGGATCCAGCAAGTTGCGCTCCGCGCAGACTGCCATCAGCTGGTCCTTGAACCCGTACTGCCCGGATCCGTAGGGCATGGTCATCGTCGGCTGCTTTGCGAGTTTGCGAGCCACCTTGGGGTCAGCCCAGACTGGCCCCCAGACACTCCATCCGTAGCCCCCATCGTCGCCCATCTCGCACTCCAACACCCGTCCGGCCTCGGTGGCCACTGCGGTGTAGATGTCGGCAGGCCTGTCCTGCGGGACCAGATTCGTAGCTGCCCCGCCTATCTCGTCCCGCAGCAGCATGCTGAAATTCTGTAGCCCGTTGCAGGATCCGTCCAGACCTACCGGCAGGTGCGAGACGAACGCCTCCCGCTCCCCGCCCATGGCCTCGTGGAGCACCAGGGCAGACCACTCCAGGCAGAACGCCAGCAGTTGCCACGGGTTGTCGTCCTTCGCTGTGACGGCCCACCAGGCGTGGCCCAGGGGGTCCGCCGCAGAAGCCAGGATATGTGACTCGTTGTCCTCGACCCACTGCACCCGCTCGTCGAATGTGACTTTGTCCACCCCGGCACAATTGGCCCCATGGACTGCCAGCCAGTAAGCACCGTCGACCCCCAGCGCCACCCCGTCGGCGAAGCGTATCAGTCCTTTCGAGCGGTCCCGGCCCTGGGGCGACAGCAGATCCGTGATCGGATACATACGGCCGCGCCAATCCAGCTGGTAGGCCAGCCAGAAGCGCTCGATGTTCGCCTCTCGGTAGCGGCGTGCTAGACCAAGCTCCAGAGCGGTCTGGTAGCGGTCTGAGCGCAACGCTTCGTTTGCTTCGTGTACCCGTGCTGCGAGGCGCTTCCACTCTCTGTGCGCCTCCACGTCTGTCTCAGGGTCGTGGTGTTGCGCTGGCAGCGGGGCGTTGTCCCGTGAGGGTAGACCACCCAGCGGGCTGGAGGTGTCCCACGCCTGCATCATGACGTCGTAGACGCGCGGGTTGATGGCCCAGGCGGTGGCCTGAAGGGCATTGAGAGCCCCGTAGACGGCCGTCAGGTCAACGTGAGCCAGCTCCCGGAGGTACTCGGCGTTGCGCGTCTTCACGACTGGCAGACGCCACGTTAGATACCCGCCGTCTCGCGGGGCAGTCCACGGCCTCGGGGCCACGACCATCGGTCGGGCGACAGAGCAAAACGCCTCTTGGTACGTGTGCGCTCGGAGTAGCCACGCATCGGTTTCTGTCGTGGGACACAGTACCGAAGTGTCCTTCCAGCGCTGATCAATCACGGCCAGCCCCGTCCCTTCACAGAAAAGATGAATCAGAGTGAGCCCCAGACGTGTGCGAACCGTGCGATTCCACTGAATGCTCTTGACTTGCGCATGCTCCTGATATTTGCGCAGAACCACGTGGCGGTAGTGGTCGTTGCCCTTGGTCCGGATTGCGGCTTGCAGCCGGCGGTAGATTCGCGGGTCCGTCTCTTTCAACAACTCGTGGTTAACCGTGTCCTCTAGGGCAACCGCGATAGCGTGAGCTAAATGCTGCACGGACTGCCGCCGGGTGGAGGCTCCCGGCAGAGCCATCCCACTGATGCACTGGGTGGCCGTGACGAGTGCCAACAGGTCGGGTTCGAATTGCCCCAGGTAGTACACGACTCCTGCCGAGCGTGATGCTACTCCGACCAGGGCGGTCTGAATGTAGTCATTGATGACGGGAGTCAGCAGCATCACCGCCTTCCGCATCAGCTGCCTGCCAGGCGGTGTATTCGCCTGGTCCCGCTGGATTGCGTCGCGGTATCTGATGATGCCGAGCCCACGGGACTCCTCCTCACTGTCCTTCTGGTACTGCATTAGGGCTTCTTGGGTCAACATTAGGCTCACCTTAGGTATAGAGAGAGGGGGAGAGGGGCAGGGTGATTGCTATAGTCTGGGTTTAGACGAATGTCTGTTTATTCCGGGGTGCCCGACGGGCCACCGTAGACCGCTTCGTCCAGCGCATCCTGGTAGCGCTGGTCCCCGATTGCCTGCTGGACGATAAATAGCGCCTCCAACATGCTGCACTGGTAGTACTTCTGTACAACCTCCGAGATGTTCATGGGGTTCCCTTTCCAACGTGTGTTTTCCAGTCCGTATCCCGCAGCTTCGAATACCTCTCTATGTCCGGACGCGGGGTCGTCATCTCCAGCGCCAAGGACATGAAGACCATTCCCGGCTGGATGTTCAATTCGGACAAGGACACCAAGCGATACTTCTGTACAACCTCCGAGATGTTCATGGGGTTCCCTTTCGGTGCATGACGCTGACCGAGCCTGTCCAGCTATTGCCCGCCTCCGAATCGATCCAAGATGCATCTTGGCGAAGCGCGCTGGGAAATGCTGGGCAGATAAGCGCCAGCGCCCGACGGAGTGCCCGCAGGCCCGCATGGTGACGCTTTTGTGACAGCGGGCCGGACGATTCAGCGAGATAAGCGCCGTACTGGTCATAGCTGCGGATGGAATACGCCCATCCGATGTTAGCGGGGTCGATAGCATCGTAGTAGATGGTGATTTTATAGGTGGTGGCGTTCATGTTCATTTTGTTTCTCCTGGTTGGATCGCCGAGGGCGCCCGAGATAGCCGCGAGGGCTATCCCTGGTGTCCTCTCTACAGTGGCTTGAACCAATTGCCAGCGAAGTCGTACCCCAGCGATGTGAGCTCACCTATCGGATTGACCGCTATTCTACGGGCCAATGCATCCGCATCGTCATGCTCAACAAAGGGCGGATCCGTCACTTCCTCAAAGCCGAGCCATCCCTCGCAGGATCCGGTTATGAACACGGCACCGCCTTCGGACTCCACCATGACAGCGTTGCTGCCCTCGGGCATGGTTGCATCTGTTCCAATTTGGATCTTTAGCGCGCTCATTTCGTTTCTCCTGTAGTGTTCCCCGGGGTAGACGCGGTATCCCATCCATTCCCGTATTTAGATGCGACCCATGCCGCATTTCTGTTGGTAGCCCTCGGGAACGCGGCCGCAATCGCTTGGCGGAGCGTCCGGAGGCTTGCGGTTCGCCTCTGCGGGAGTGCGTAGGTCACACCGCCTACTACGCGGCCGTGAGCAACTGCCCGGATGTAATACATCCATCCGCGTTCGAACCGCAGGCTGCCCTCGTAGGTGACGTTCATGACGCGGTATCCCATCCTAGACCGAATTCCGCGGTGGTCCATGCCACATCCTCCTGCGCTATCCGCGCCGGCATTGGCCAGATGCGCGCGAGCTCTTCGCGGAGTGTCCGAAGGGGCGTAGAACGGTTTCCAAGCAACTGTCCCGCTACCCCGGGATCCTCGCGGCCCGTCCCATTGACCGCGCGTACGTAGAACTGCCAACCGCGATAATCGTACCATATACTGATTTTATGGACATCCGCCCTTCCCGCACCGCCTAGCTGTGCCTGGAGGAATGCTGCCATATACTTCTCCCGTGCGACTTTATGGGGCGCGGTTGCCTTGACCGCTAGGTCAACGAATGCCGCCCACGTCGTGTCGGTCCATGCCTCCGGCAGCCACCACATCATGTTATCGGGTTCATCGCCGACTTCCGGCACATACCCATTCATGTCAGCAACGAACGCGAGTGCGGCCGCTGACGCATCACCGAAAATTTGACAGTTAATACTCATTTCGTTTCTCCTGTGGTGAACTGCCGAAACGTAGATGCATTGGCGCATCTGAGAACGCACAGATTACCATGCGTTCAGGGATGTGTCAACGGGTAGAATGCGCAAACGCGGAAACTTTGTGCGGAGCACCGTGAACAACGATGACGATGTGCCCCTTACGCCCTGACTTTGTGCCATTGCATGCTCCGCATTCGGCGCACGTGAGCCTGCGCTTCACGCTCGATTCCTCTGCCGCAGGGCACACTCCTTCGCCTGCCATCAGAGCGTCCGTGGCTAACCGCACGCGGAACGTCCGCCATCCCGCCGCGCGCGCTTCGACGCTTTCGCCTGCGGTGTCGCAGGATGCCATTACCAACTGGCGCAAGCCGGCGCGTTGCCGCGCATCGATGGCTGGATTCCGCCATGCGTGCGTGTACCCCGTATGTCCGGGAGCGCGCGCCACTAGCGCAGACAGGACGGCAACAGGTACAGCGGCGGGGTCACCGTAGGCGCCAAGCCGTACCATTGGCAACGTGATACCGCCCTCGGGCATCGTCGGGTAGCCGCCCGAGCGCCAAGCTTGCCAGACCGAGCGCGGCCCGTGGAACGTGGCCACGTAGCACCCCGCACCCCGCAGCTTGCAATCTCCGCAGACTGATGAATCCTCGCCAGTCCTGACTGCCACATGGGGCGCATTGGTCTGTCCGAGAATCCACAGTTGCGCCATCGGGCCAGTTTTGGCGTTCAACGACGCGCGCGCCGTTCCAGTCAGCACCGCGACAATCGGTGCACCGTCGAGCATCGACGGGCCTTCGTAGACTACGTATCCATTAGGGTGCATGGTGACTCCTCTGCTATTTCATGACAAGATGGATGGACTACGCTTGTGCCCACAGCCATAGGGATGCGACTACGAACAAGCCAAGCTGCGAGAGTATGATAATGCGAGCAATGATGCGGTACATGGCGAACCCCTAGGTTTTAGTATTCCAGCCCTTGCCGTATTCCGCGGCGGTCCAAGCTTCGTCATGGCGATACGCTTCTGGCATTTCTGGCCAGCGTAGGGCAAGGGCACGGTGTAGCTCGCACAGACTCGCATCATATCGGCACGGTAGTTGGCCCGCTATTCCGCCGTATCGATCGCGGCCTTCAGCATCAACCGTCCGAACGAAGTATCGCCATCCACCTACGCCATACCATACGCCGACTGTGTTCATTTTTGCTTCTCCTGTGTTGGACTGCCGAAGGCAACCGAGATAGCCGTGGGCTATCCCCGGTGCCCCCTCTATCTCAGCCATTCCCAATGATCGTGAGTGAAACCGCCGCCCCTAACTTCTCCTTCTACCGCCGGAGACGCGACACTAACGGGACAACAGTAGCTTAAACGGCGCGCGCCACTTTCCCCATTCAGTGCGTCTAGGCACTCGACAAGTCTTACTGCGACATGTGCGGGCATAACGCCCGTGATTATGTAGCACTGCCGGGCCAGCGCCACGTCGCAGATTTGCTGTGCGGCGAATCTGCCGTCGTTCGCGAACGTCAGGTTTACGGTTATTACATCGGCGTCGTTGCCTATCAGGGTGAACAGGCTTGCCCGCTGTTCTGTCGTCATGGTGTGACGGCTAAGCCAAAGGACATTCATTGTGAGCTCCTAGTGTGGGTTACGGTGCGTCGAAGACAACCGAGATAGCCCTTGGGCACCGCAACTGAACTATGCCCGGTCTAATCCGGGAATGCAAGCACTATCGAATCGGCCCTTCCAAGTATTCCCATCCATCGCCCTCTTCCGTACTGATCCATGCCTCGCGGCAGTGGGCGTTCTGCGGGAGCGCAGCATAGCGCGGCGCAGCTTGGCGTACTGCGTGCCAGCATCGCGACAGAGTAAACTGGAATTCGTCTAGGTCCGTATCGACCGGGCCGTACATCAGGACCCCCTGCTCTCCCCGCTCCGCTGTCGAGCTCCGGATGTTGTACTTCCAGACGCCGACGTCGTCGCTCTCGTTGCTCTCGTGCCAGATGCTGATTCGAAGTGTTGACATGGTGACTCCTATGGTGTGGGTTACGGTGTGCCGAAGGCGCCCGAGATAGCCGCGAGGGCTATCCCTGGTGCCCTCTAGGTCATCGCGTATTCCCATCCGTCGCCCTCTGCCGATGCGAACCAAGCGTCATCTCTGCGAGTGCGCGAGGGGAGTACGGGCCAATGCTGCGCAATCCGCACGTCGGCTGGCCAGTACCGCGCAAGCGCTCGACGGAGCACCCGCAGGCTTGTATCGCGGCGCTTGTGCATCAGACTTCCGCGTGATCCCACTGCCACCAGACCATCATCATCAAAGGTCCGGACGTAGTACTCCCATGCGCCGACGTTGGCGCTGTACCAGATGCTGATTCGAAGTGCGCTGGGTTCGTTGTTCATGTCTGTTCTCCTGTGGTGGACTGCCGAAGGCGCCCGAGATAGCCGCGAGGGCTATCCCTGGTGCCCTCTTAGGGCGCGTCGTACACCGTCGCAAGCCATTCACCAGACGTGTCGTCGTACCGCAAGACGACACGTGTTCCCGGGGCACACTGGGCCACCAAGGCGGCGTTTCGCAGAATCGCTTCAGTCAAGGTGTTTTTAAATTCATTGGCGTCGTTCATGTCTGTCTCCTTGGATGGGTCGTTGTCGGTACCGCAACCGAACTATGCCCGGTCTAATCCGGGAATGCAAGCGATATCGAAAAAAAGACTGATACACCCCGCGCCGCCGGGGCGGCTCGGCTATCGAGCGGCGGCCAAGCCCCACAGTCCACCGCAGTCCACTTCGGGCGATCAAGGGCCTAGCAGCTGCTGTGTCTCCAGTGTGCCGAGATTGCTCTCTGATCTGATCTGACTGCTCTCTGTACTGCTCTCTGATCTGATCTGACTGCTCTCTGTACTGCTCTCTGATCTGATCTGACTGCTCTTTGATCTACTCTCTTCTGACTGCTCTGTCAAGTGCCGCTGCCGAGGAGCCGATGGGGGCCAGGGGGGGGGGGACTGGGCCAGCCCCTTGCTATCCATACCCCCTCACATTTTCAGTATGTTTTGACGGGGGAGCGGTGTCGAGGTGGTGTCCCCTCAGGTTCCCCTCAGGTTCCCCTCAGGTTCCCCACAGGTATCCTCAGGTGTACATAAGTAGCTACCACCACATGTACCCCTACTAGTTGACACTGAAGGGGGTACTTAGGGGGAACCTAAGGTATACCCTAAGTACCCCTCCCTCCTAGAGTCTGGGTTTAGACGCTCAGATGTGCCCTATCCCATTGATCTTGGGGTTCAAGGTACTGCTGATCCAATTGGATTGTCTCCCTCCGGCAGTTCCGCCGAAGATGCCATCCTCGAAGTCCTGTAGTTCCTTCAGTAGGGCGTCCTCTCGGTAGCTCTCGGAGGCTCGGGCGTTGTCCATATCTAGGATAGCTACCCAGTCCGCCACGGCCATTGCCCACGCATCCAGGCGGTCATACCGTTTGAGGGAGCCCTTCTCCTTGGTGATGCGGGTCATCTGGAAGAATGCCTGGTAGTCCTCGCTCTCGGCTTTCCGGTCTGACTCGATCAGGGACCGGTCGACCACCATACGGTGCTGGTTGAACACGGGCTCAAGGGTATCGATGATCCTGCTGTCCTTGAGAACGGTAGCGTGCGGGGTGTCCTCGATCTCCACCGGGTAACCTATCTCGGCGAATATCGGCTTCAGCATCTGGACGAACATGCCGTCCCCGAAGTTGGGCTCGACCACCACCCGCTTGACCCTCAGCCGCTTGGCTGTATTGGCAATCTCCAGCAGGGTGTCCCGCTCATAGCCACCCTTGCACCCGCCCAGGGCGAGCGTGAACAGGATGCCATGCAGCATGGCCACCACGGCGTACCCCGTCTCGTCCCCGCCCCGGCCTGACGGGTCGATGGACATGGTGCAGCCTTGGTACTCGGTGAATGCCTTGTCGATGTACATGGGCTTGACCAAGCGGTCGCCGGGGAGGCCCACGCACTGCAGACCCTCCACCACCAGCTCCTGGCTGCCACCCCATGCCATCTTGACGGGGGCTATGGTGGCGCTGCAATCCATGATCATCAGGTCGGACATCTTCAGCGGATACCGGTTGGCATCGCTGAGGGAGGTATCGAGCATGAACTGGAGGGCGAACCCCGAGCGGCCGTAGGAGGCTTCCCGCTCCAGCAGGTCGGTGTCGTCGAACCGGGTAGGTTCAACCGGCTTGCCGGCCAGGGAGGGGTTCCGCCGAAGCTGCTCGGCCAGATCCTCGGCCAGGGCGTACCCGTAGGAACGGGCCTGATCGGGGGTCGGGTAGCGGGCTGGCCAGATGCGCACCTGGTAGCCACGTGCTGGCAGCCCGTTGTACAGGCTCATGATGGTCTGGGGCGTCCCCAGGTACACCACCTCACCGTCGGGGACCAACACGGCGTCGAACTCCTTCACGGCTTCGGTGAGCTTGTCCCGCATGGTGACCGTCAAAGAATTCTTGGGAACCTCCACGTCGTCAGCAACAATGAGCGTGGCCCGGCCACCCGTGAGCTGTCCGCTGATACCAACGGAGCGAACCGAAGGAGCCTGGTGGGGGTCAGACGGACCCACGTCGAAGGCCACCAGCGAGTCTCGCTGCTGCTTCGCCGGATCAGGCCGGAGGTACTGTAGCCATTCAATCTCATCGATCAGTCGCTTAACGAAGATGGAGAAGGCGTCGGCGCGGTCCTTGGACGCCGACACCACCAGAATGCGCTCGTTCGGATTACAGTGCAGCCGCCAGAGGACGTAGGCCGCCGTTATCCACGACTTGCCGCACCCGCGGAACGCCTGAACCATCCGGCGGCGGGGACCCTTCGAAAGGTACCGGGCAATGTCATACTGCAGGGGTGTGGGGTCGGCGTCCTCTCCCCAGCGGTCCTTGAGCTTCAATTCGCGCCATATGGCCCACAGGAATACCGCAAAGTCCTCCTGAAGTCGTTGTTCTAGTTCCATGGTGCTCCAGATGTCCAGCACGGGTCCGCCTGCCACCTAAGGCGGCACGCAGGAGGCGTGGGCGGTACGTGGGTAGCCTGACGCCCCAGAACGCCTTATAGGGCGTCTGAGGGGCACTGGCGTGGATTCAGGTTATTTAGCCCCTGAAAGGGACCGAACGTAGGCCTGTAGACCCAACAATTGCAGCGTGGTCTCGGCGCAGCGGTCCACGAGGGACCCTGCGGGTACATCTACGGGTACATCAGCTCCCGAGGTACCAACTCCAGGGTCGGAGGTGGTAGCATCAGGTTTGCTGGCGGGGCCGGTAGGGCGGGGCAGGAGGTCGCCACTCCCACCACGCGGGGCGACGTTGCGCACCCCGCCAGCAACAGCAGAAACGTTGCGAGCAGCCATGCGCAAAGCGCCAAGCTTCTGGTCATAGGTCTTTTCCGATAGGGTTGAGGCCTGTTGCCAGGCGGTCTGCTGCTGCAGAGCCCGGGCTTCGGCCTGTGCCCAGGCTTCGGCAGCCGCGAGACGCTCCGCAACGAGGGCAGAGTGGGCCTTGCGGGCATCCGCACGGGCGTTGTGAAGTTTCACCCCCAGGGTCCCGAAGGACCCCAGGAGAAGTGCCAGTACCACCCCAGCGGCCCATAGGCGGGCTTGGATGAGCATCAGCCGATCTCCCCGAAGATGTAGGTACACAGAGCGGGGTTGTCCTTCATGATCCCCAGCAGGCCGGTGGCGATGTTGCGCACCTGATGCTCGGTCATGTCGAGTTCCATCTCGCTGTCAACCGCGTGGGTCAACTCATGCAGGAGGGTATCTTGGACGTACTCCGGCGCGTAGTTGGGATCCACCTGGATCAGCAGCTTACTATGGTAGGTCTTGCCGGCGCACCCCTCAATGGGCAGCCACTGGACGGTCCAGGTCTTGCCGAACAGGCGGAAGGCATCCAGTCGGTCAGTCTTTTTCAGGCGCATTGAGCAGTTCCGCGATGGCTTGGCCGGGGATCGGGAGACCCTCCAGCGTGTCGCGCAGCTTGTCCAGCGCCTTGTTCTTGGCACCGGGGGCCACGTGGACGTTGTTGTGCTTCAGCAGGGCGATGGCCTGCGCGTGGTAGGCGGCGGGGGCTTCCCCGCTCTGCAACTTGGCCACCAGATCGTGGGCGACCAGGTCGTGCAGCACGGCGAGGGTGGCGCGTAGGTCGCTCATGCCGTCTCCCACAACAACAGGAAACGGAAGATGCCCAGGTCCAGGGAGATGGCATGGAGGTTGCCGACTGAGTTGAGTTCGATTCCGAAGGTCAACCCGGAGACCCGCTCGGAGGTAACACCGAGGAAGGTCACTTGGAGACGTACTTCTGGAAGATCAACGTCAGACCACTGGTGCCCAGCGAAGCCATACCCGCTGCGAGGCCGTACTGAGCCGCAAGGGGCAACTCAGGAAGCCACGACAGGGCGATGGAGGCGGACGCCCCCAGGCCGGCGCTCATGATGCAGCGCCCGACGATGGAGCGTGGGGTCAGCCTGACGCCGTCGGAAAGGATCTGGCCGAGACCCACGAGGGCCCCGATGACAGACAGGAGGGCGACGTGGTGGATAGGGTCTTTGGGGTCGAACATGGGGAGCTTTCTAAAGTTCAGCATCGGCGGCGACGCGGTCGTCGGAGGAGTTGGGGGCGATGGTCCAGGCGGCGTTCGCGTTGGGGCCGGCGACGTTAAATGACACGGCGTATGTGTCGGCGGAGTTGCCGGACACCGCGAGCCCGGTCACCCCGGTTGACACCCACGTCCCCTGCATCGTCGCCGTAGGGGCCACGCGCATGGTCGTTGGGAAGTTGTAGGTGTGAATCCACGCCGACGTGGTGTTCACGTTGCACCCACCAGAGATATAGGGGGCCGCACCAGCCCAGTAGTAGCGCTGACAGCTCCGCAAGATGTCCCCAATCGGGGCGTGATCGAAGGCGGTCAAGACGGCACCCGCGCGGATGTCTACACCTGAAACGGCAAACGAATCGGCCGCACCTGCGGTGCCTACGGGGGTGTACGAGAACACCACCGAACCCTCCAATGCCCCGGCCGGGACCGTGAAGGTGTAGCTGTAGCGTGTCCAGGTCGTTGTTAGCGCGAAAGTCTGGGGGGCCGTCGCCTGTCCGGTCCACGTACCCGCGATAAGTGACGCGCGCCCCTGGTCATTCGCGGTGCCGGTCAGGACGTTCGCCGTCAGGAGGTTGGATGCCCCTGAGAAGTTGGCCCCGCGGACTGCGTAGAACGAGACGGTGACGGCCTGCCCCGCGAGCGCGCGCCAGTTGACGGACTCAACGATCTGGCCGAGATTGAGGGCCACGGTGGCCGCATTACCTGCCGTGCGCTGCATGTTGAGGGCGTAGTCGAGGGAGAACTGCCCCGGCCCGGTTGCGGTACGCGTCGCGGTGGCCGCCGCCACCCCGCCCGCCCAGGCCATCCAGCGGTCGGCCGGGAACACGGCGGTGCCACTGGTGACTGCCACAGCAACGCCAGCATTGCGCTGGTCAACCAGCAGTGCCCCGTTGATGATGCGGTTGCCGTAGCGCGGGAACGCCGCGAGGGCTGCCTGCGTGAATGCCGTAGTGGCAAGCAGGGTCGTGTTGGTGCCGATGGCAAACGTGGGGGCCGAAGGGGTTCCCGTGAGGGTCGCACTGTTGAGCGGTGCGCGCGTGTCGATGTCGCTCTGCAGTTCGTTCACCGCGGCTTGCACGTTGGTGGCCGCAAGGTTCCCCGAGGGGGTCGTGGCCAGGCTCGTTGCCGTGGGCGTCACACCAAAGATGGCGGCTGAGTCGAGCTGCGCCTTGGTGACCGCATCGGTAGGCAGTGTGCCACTGGCCAAGTTCTTGATGCGCTTGTTGCCCGCATCGATGGCATTGTCGGAGGACAGCGTGACCGCCGAGCCGGCGAGGTCGAGCGCTTCCTGAGCCACATAGAAGTTCTGGCTATCGCTGGCGTTAGAGACGCCGGCGCTCAAGACCGACGCATCTTGAAAGGTGACGAGGCGGGTGGCCCGTGCGGACTCCCGGCGGAACTGGATCTGCGCGGCAACGGCCGGCGCGGAGTTGAATCGAATGGTGGTTGCATTGAGCCACGTGTAATCAGTGGCCAGCGCTTGCAACGCGTCGTTCACATACACCAGCACGTGTGCTTGGAGGATGTAGGGGTACGGGACGTTGAAGTTCTGCAGAACACCGTCGCCGGTGTGGGGCTGGATGGAGTAAGCCATGGGTGCCTGGGGACTGGAGGGGAGACCCCCAGGCCCGAAGGCCCGGAGGGATTACTTGAACAACAGGTCGTAGGCGTTGGGGGTGCCTTTGGTGGACTCACGGGGGAGGGTCTCCATGAGGACGTTCACGCCCCGCCGCATACCCAGTGCGTTCTGGTAGGGGAGCAGTCCAGAGATAGCGCGGGCATCTGCCTGCGAGAACTGGTAGTCCCCGCGCAGCAGGTTGGGGCCTGCCGCGAGCGCACGTTTCGCCTTGTCAATAGCGTCCACGGTGGCGATGCCGCCGAGGCCGCCGGATAGCCCGGAGGCGCGTGCGTGGCTGAAGAGGCCGCCCACGGTGCCCCCTGATGCGACCCCGATGGCCGTATCGGCGGCCGCGGGGATCAGGCTTGAGTACCCTGACCGGTTGAATCCAGCCAGGACGATCTTCGCCGGGGACAGTAGCTCGTCGCGCTTCTCACTATCGGGATGATTGGCGTAGGTCTGGAGCACGTAGCTCATGCCACCCAGCAGGGTCGTGGCGAACAGCCCGATCACGTTGGCCGCGTCGTGCATCGCCACGCCATGCATGGTCTGCTTGAAGAACGCGTTCATCATGAAGGTGCGGAACTGGAACAGGAACTTCCCCGCGGTGCTGTGCATAAAGGGGTTGGAGGTTCCGTAGGAGTTCTCTTGTACCAGCCTGCGGGCACTGCGGTTGATGCCCATGATCAGCGCGTTGGCTGCTTCCTGATTGTCCCACTGTTCGAGGTTCAGTTCGTGCAGGGCTCGGCCCTTGCCATACTTAGCATTGGCGTGAACCTCCAGCCCGATGTGGGCTGCCATTTCCTCGTCGATTCCCAGTGAGGCCAGCTCACGCACGTTGCCGTCGGTGAGATTGGCCTTTCGGACCATGTCGGTAATGCGCTGCGCCATGCCTGCCGCGGCCATCTTCTGCTGCACCTCGGTGATGAAGTTCATGCCGGAGATGGTCGAGGTGACCTTCTTGCCCGTGTGCATCATCTTGTCGAAAGCACCGCCCAGGTACTCGCCGTCGTTGCTGACGCCGGTGAACACTTGGTTACGCAGACGGAACGTGCCGATGCCGATCATCGCCTCCATCTCCCGGTGCAAACTGTTGGTCAGCTTGCCATTCGGGCTGTTCTTGGCGATGCGACGAAACTCGGCCAGTGCCGGCAGTTGCCGGATGAATGGCACGAGGCCCACCGTGGCGACCACGCGTGCGGTTTCCACCGCCTGCGCAAACCCCACCTGGTTCATCAACCGGATGAAATTGAAGTCGCGAATGCGGCGGCCCCATACGGAGAGGGCGGACCCCGGGTCGTGCTCCAATGGATTACCGGTCACGGCGTCGTACATGTAGTCCAGGTATTTCAGCCCGCGCTCGGTAGCCTGGTCGCTCAGGGTGTTGACGCCGGGGTCACGCGCCATGGCACGCAGCCGCAAGAAGTCCTCACGCCCCTTGATGCCCATGTGCTTGGCGAAGGCGATGTGCCCGGCCACCTGACGCCCATACATCGGCACCAGACGGTCGAGGTTGCGTTCGAACAGGTCGGTCATCTTCAGCGTTTTCATGGAGCCATCCTTGCCCCGCGCGGTTACCGCATGGCCCATGTCAAAATCGTAGCGCTGCTTGAGACGCGCCGGACCATCGGTCTTGGGCTTCTCGATGGAGTCCAGCAGGGAGTCGATGCGGGACTCCTTGATACCGGATCCCTTGAGGAATTCCCGGATCGAGGGGCGGTCATCCAGGGCGAAACCGTGGTGCCCTATCATGTCGCGAATAGTGCCTCTTTTTGCGACGCCGTTGACATAGCCCTTGGCCATGTACTTCAGCAGTTCGCGCGTGGCGTTATCCACCGGGCCGGCATGGAGGGACCGCTTGAGGAGAGCCCCGTGCAGCAGGTCCGTTACGGCATCGAAGTTGAAGTCGTCCAGCGCGTGTCGGAACTTCCACGCATCGACGATGTGCGGAAGGTACGGCCGGGTGCCCTGCCCCAGGCCTCGTGCGGCGGCCAGGTCGGAATCCAGCATGGCCTTTTCGAAGTTGGCGAAGTAGGTGCGGGCAGCGTCGACCGTCATCTTCTCGCCGGGGGACATGCTGTTGGGGCTGACCTCCTGTTCATACAGGGTGGACACGCGGTCCATGAAGGCTTCGCGGCGTGCGTCCCGCCCCATGAAGGGCTGGCCTACGTCGTGTTGCTTGAAGCCCTCGTTGCTGGTGCGCATCCACTGGGAGTGGGTCGAGGCGCGCATGGTTTCGGCGTATTCCTCAACCGAGATGCGGGCCGCGGAGCCATCCTTGTTGATACCGATGCCGTCCTCGCCGGCGTGGTGACCGAAGAATTGGAACACCGGGTTATTCTGGTTCTTCAACCAGCCGGTCGGATCCCAACGAAGGGCCTTGTAGCCCCACGCCATCGGATACTCGTACCAGTGGTCCGGTGGTTCGGCCACATCCTTGAGACTCCAGATGGCCGTTGACTGCGCTTGCGCGGCACCGGCGGTGTTCCCCATGAAGGGGTCAGCGCCGCCTGCCACCTGAGCGGGCGTCACACGTGCGGGAGCGTCCGTGAGGTCGTCCAGCACCATGTAGTTACCGTTCGGCAGAATCTTCTCGACCGTGCCCTGACGAGCCGCGCCGTTCTTGTCGGTCCACGTGATGGTGTCGCCCTCGGCGTGAACCTTGGGCACCTCCGCGCTTGCGGCTTCTTCCACCTGCTTGGTGAGTTGTTCCTCGGCAGCTTTGGTGGCGGCGATGCGGTCGTGTAGGCCGACCTCGTCGAAGTGGGGCTGGACCACGGGGGCCTCGGGGGCAACGGCGGTTGCCACAGGAGCCTCGGGGGCCACTTGTGGGGCTACCGGCGCGGTCACTTCGGGGCCTGGCACGGCAACGTCGGGGGCCGCACCCGCCAGCGCAAGTTCCCCTTGGGGGGCTACCGGCGCTTCCAGCGGGGCACTGCGGGGAGGCTCGGGCGGGAGCGCCTGGTCCTTCGTGATCTTGACCTGCTTGCCTGTTGCCTGATCCAGCACGGAGTAATTTCCGTTCTTGAAGACCTTGGTAACGGTGCCCGCACGAGGGGCACCATCCACACCCAACCACTTCATAGG